GGGGCAGCCCATCAGCGACGGCTTCGTAGATGTCGACGGTGTGGCGAGACCAGACCTCGTCCTGGCCGGTCATCAGCTCGTAGAACTTGTTACTCTTGCCGTTCGGCGTCGAGGTGACGCGCAGTTTCCAGCCCGCGGAGATCACCGGGAACAGCGCCTTCCAGATTGCGTGGCTGTCCTTGTGGAACGCGAACTCGTCGAGGAAGACGTTCGATGAGAACCCGCGGGCGGTGTCGGGATTGGCCGGCAGCGCCGTGATCTTCGAGCCGAACGGAAGCTCCACCTCGAGCGCACGATAGGCCATGCCGCTTTCGCTGAGCCAGGTGGTTTCCCCGAGATCCGTGAAGGCGAGATCGTAGGCCTTCGCGTGGAGCTTGATGCCAGCATCCATCGCTTCCTTGGCCTGCCGTTCGCCGCGACTGAGAATGACCCACCGGGAACGACGCTCCTTCACCGCCGCCTCGAAGACGTCGTCCACTACCTCCAGCGTGGTCGTGAACGTCTTGCCGGTCTGACGGGCGAACATTCCGATCTTGAAACGGGCCGGATCGAGGATCCAACGCTGCTGGTATCGATAGAGAGGAAGTGCCGGCCGGGGGCGAGCAGAGGCGGTCATCGCTCGAAGATCCCGTAGACGTCTTCGCGGATCTGCCGGAGGACTTCTTCCCTGTTGGCGCCTGGCGTGCTCGCGACGATCCCTTCGGCCGCGGCACTCGCAGCCTTGTCCAACTTCGATCGCATCTCGGTCTCGATCTTCCGGCGCGAGTCGCTTGAAATCCGCTTGGCCTCTTCCGCGTGCTTCACCGCGCGCGCCGTCATCATCAGCATTTCCGCGGTGGCGCCGTCGGCCGCGAGCTCGCCGGCGTTCTCGAGCATTTCGTTCACGAGCGTCTTGATCGTGCTGGCGAGCAGCGCGGTCAGCTGATCGTCGTTGACCTCCTCGAGCTTCGGTGCGAGCGCGGCCGCGATCTCGCGGGTCTCTGCGAGACGGCGGCCGAGCCGGGCGATCCTGAGGGCGGTCCGGTTGAAGGCGCTCGACGAGATCTGCGGCGGGTCGGAGATGCCCTCTTGCCAGGCCGCCGCCCGGAGGCGCTCGTTGAAGCCGTCCAGGATCTCGACCTGGGTGAGCTTCTTCTCGCGCAGCTGCTCGAAGGCCCAGACGCGCGCCTCGTCGGCCCAGTCCGGGAGCTGGTCGATCGACGAGAGGCGACCGCGGCCGGCGGGGGCCTTCATCTCAGACCTCGTTCGGGCGGGCGACGCCTTCCAGGACCGAGCGCCGGTTCACATGGTCACGGCCCGGACGGGCGAGCGTCGCGACCACAACGGTGCCAGCCTCCACCAGCGTGACCGCACCGACCTCGCTCTCCAGGAAGCGAAGTTGAGTCCGCACGAAGTCGCGGCCACGCCGGAAGCCATAGGTGTCCAGGACGGTGACGAGGATCGCGTCGTTGAGGGTCTCGTCGATCTGTTCGGCGAGCGCCTTCAGGATGGTGAGCCTGGCGTGCCGAACGAGGAAATCGCTGTAGCTCATTGCTCCCGCCCCATCATGTAACCTTCGATCCGATCGAACCGCTTGGCGAGCGTGTCCATGCTTCCTTGAAAGGCGAGGAACCCCTGCTGAATCCCGCTCATCGTTTTGGCGAGCTCGTGAAACGCATCCTTGGTGGGCAGGTGATTGAGCTCAGTTTCGAGGCGCTCGACGCGCTGCACGACCGTGCCCAGGGCGTTCGTCAGGCTCTCCAGCTTCGATGCGTTGCTGTTCGCCTTGGCGGTGATGATCGCGTAGATCACGCCCGCCAAGGTGACCAGGTTCATCAGGAGGCTGGCGAGGGTCGCCAGCTGGTCGATCGACATCGGGGCCTCGCCTTGCTCGCCGGACTAGGTCGCGAGCGGGCGAATGCGGGTGAGGACGCTCTCCGGATCGTCAGGGTCGAACACCCACTCGGTAAGCCGTGCCTCGACCATGGACTTGAGCCGGTCGGTGCCGATCCCGAAGTGCTTCAGCGCGTCGGGTACGCTGTTGAGGGCATAGTCGGCCGCGATCTCGATCGCCTCCGACTTGACCGCGATCGGGATCCCGCCTTTCGCGCGATCGTCAAGCCGGCCGACGGCATAGGTTGCGGCCTTCCGAAGCGCCTGGTCGATCGCGGCTCGATGATCGGCGTCGATCTTCAGACCAGTGCTCTTCGAGATCCGCGCCAGAGCGAGCGAGGCAAGCCCGCCGAGGAGCGTGATCAGAACCGGTGCCACGACCTCGATCGCGACCGAGGCAACCGGGCCGAGATCGACAACGCCGTCGGTCGCTGCCTGGGCAGTACTGGCCGCGCCGATCAGGGTAAGGGCGACGAGCGCCGCGATGCGAACGGACCTCATGGGTCTCTCCTTCAGCCGAGTTCGGTGACGTAGCCGGAATGGACCCAGCCTTCCTGGGGCACTCCGTCGAGGACGGCGGCGACCAGGTGCCAGCGGGCTTCCGGGAAGCCGTCCGCATAGACGCCGGAGCGGATCACGCGGCAGCGGGTGCCGAGCGGTAGGGTGCCGATGACGTTGTCGTTCCTGGAGGGCCATCGACGCAGGTTGAGACCGGTCACCGTCTCGACGTAGAGGCCGCCGTCGTCGTCCGCGTCGATCGGCTCCGGGTCGGCCCGGCCGAAGACGCGGGAGCGGATCTTCTCCAGCGGAAAGAGAGGATTCGTGTCGACCTTGCGCCCCGGCGAAATCGTCCAGTGCGTGGTGAGCCGTTGGGGGGTCGCGATCTTCGGGTATTTGCCGACGATCGCGATCGCCATCCCGAGCGCCGCCTCGATCTGCTCGGGCGTGTAGTCCATCCACCAGCCGCGGCCGTGCTCGGGGGTAGAGACGTACTCCAGCGCTTCGTCCGTTACGTCGAAGCGCTCTTTCCACCAGGCCATCGCGAAGTCGGCGCTGGGCGAGCCGGACATGATCCCCGGATTGACGATCTCGATGCCGATGCCGAAGCCGTTGACGCCTGCATGGCCCTCAAAGCCTGAGCGTCCGGCGTGCCAGCACAGAGCGTTCAAGGGCGCGAGCTGGGTAACGAAGCCGTCACGTTCCACGACGACATGGGCGGAGGCCTTCGCCTCTGGGTTCACCAGCCAGGAAACCGAGTTGCCCTTTTCCAGGCGGCCGGCCGTGTCGTGGAAGACGAGCACCGAGGGGTCGATCGTGCCGGCCGACTTGTTCGGGGTCGGCCGGTAGTCGACCTGGGCGCCGTCCCGATAGAGACGGTGGTTCTTGATGGAGAAGGACATCCGGCGCTCCTGAAGCAAGCCAGGCAAGCGGGCGCATCCCGCGTTGCGTTGGTTGGTTCAGGTCCGAAGCTAGTCGCCCCGGCACCGCATTAATCGTCCGCCTTGGCGGGCGAAATCACGAGCGGGGTAAGGAAAAGTGGGAACCGGTTTTCCGCCCGTATCCCGCTCCCTCGAACGACCTATCGGAAGAGATCGATCTGGCGGGGATCCGTCACGCGGCGCTTCGGCCGGCGAGGATGGCCGGCCCGGCGGAAGAGCTTGTCCACCGCGCTCTCTGTGATGCCGAGCCTGCGCGCAATGTCGGCGTTCGATGCACCGTGAGCGCGATAGTGTCGGGCGCGCAGCTCCCGCGCAAGCGGAACACGGATATAGCTGCCCTCGTAGGTATGGTGAAGCTTCTCGGAGGCCTCGGGCCCGATGGCGGCATCGACGTCGGCCAGGCGTTCGCGGCTCGGGACGTAGACCCGCAACCCGCCGAAGGCTTCCACCAGGGCGATGAAGTTCTCATGGCCGATCAGCTCGAGGAGATCATCCGAGAGGGTCTCGCTCATGGCGTCCCCTCGTCGGTTTCCTGAAGCCTGCGGGAATTCGTTGCCGGCACGGAACGCCCAAGCGTCGTCACCACCACGGCGCGGCCTGGCTCCACCGCGCGGATCACGAGCTTGATGTGCTCGACCTGCACGGCGATCGCGCCCAGCTCCGCTGCTCGAAGGGCCGGCCCGGCCAGGTGCGACCGGATCGCTTCCACGTCGATCCCGTGCTCGCGCTCCAGGTAGCGCAGCACGGCATGGTCGGAGACGGTGAGCTCGGTCGCGCGGCGCTTCATTCGGCAGCCTCCGGGAGGCATGCGGCGCCGGGTGCGCGCAGCCGAAACGTCGCTCGCCGGCTCCCGCCGGCGCGCTGCCGGCGCCGCGAGAACCGCGGCTTCGCCTTCTTCGGCGGCCGCGTGGACCACGGGAGAGCGTCAAGGTCGCGCTGGTAGTGCAGCGTCGAGCGGGCGATCGGCGGAATCCATTCGAAGTCGGTCCGCCGGACGGCCCGGTCGAGGCGCCAGACGATCCACGAGTAGGCGGTGAGCGTGTCGCCGTCCGGAATCCAGCGGCCGCGGTGAAGCGGCACCCGCTCGACAAACTGCAGCACGAGCGCCGGGCGGCACCGGCTGAAGAGCTGCTCGTAGCGGCCGATCCCTTCCGTCTGGGTCGTTCGGACGAAGGCGGCAACGCCGAGCCGCGAGCGCTGCAGCGCGTGAAGGAGAAACGGCAGGCTCTTGTCGCCGAATGGCGGGTTGAGAAAGGTCCAGTGGGGCGGTTCGATGTCAGCCCAGGCGACGCGGTCGAAATAGTCGCGCACCGCACCATAGCCGTAAGGGTGGATATCGGAGGCGCGGACCTCGCCGAAGAAGTCGGCGAGCGGATAGGCCATGTGGCCTTCTCCGCAGCACGGATCCTCGACCGTCAGGCGGTCGAATCCCCTCTCGCCCAGAAAGAACACGATCGGGGCACGGGTCGCCCAGGGCGGCGTCGGGAAGTAGTCGAGCGAATCCGCCGGCTCGACCCGCCGGTGCGCGATCACGCGGTCGTGCCGGGGAAGCATCACGCATACCCCGCTTGTTCAGACCAGCGGACGCGGTTAGGTTGCAGGCCCTCGATGAGGAGCGGGAGCGGGTGATGCGACGACTGGCGATTTCCCTTGCTGCGCTTTGTGCCCTTTCGGCCGGAGCCCAGGCTCAAAGCGAGCAGCAGCGCAACGCGCTTTTCCAGATCGCAGATGCAACGCTCGTCGATGAGAGGTGTCCGTCGCTCGCCCTCAACGAAACCGTCGTGGGCATGATCGCGCTGGCGTTCCAATTGAAGGGCGAGAACTTGAACCGCTTCGAGCCGGTTGTTTCTGCTCGCCTCGCCGAAAACTATCCTGTCGTTCAGGCGATGGATGAGGAAACAGCCTGCCGAAAAGGCACAGAGCTCTTCGGCCCAACGGGGACAAACGTTCCCAACCTCCTGCTGAAGAGCGATCACTAGGCCGCCCTCCGCTTCGCAGCCCGCCCGCGGAGCTCCCGCCCGAAGGCGTTCATCACCACGATCCATTCCGCGTCGGTCGGCTTCGCCTCGCTGGGCGTGCGGCCGAGGATCGCGAGGACGTCGCTCCAGAAGTGCTCGGGGTCGCGCTTCGGGTGGAGCTTCAGCCACTGCGCGGCGGCGATCTGGTAGCCGTGCCGACGGGCATAGTCCGGCGTTGTCTCGTCCACCCGCCAGTTGACGCCCTCGCGGCCGCACCAAGACTTCAGCGCCTCGACGACGGCGGCGCCCTGGGCGGCATCCCGAAGCCACTCGGCCCGCTCCAGGCCGGTCTGGCGCTTGATGAAGGCGAGGAGCGCGCTGTCGCGCCGGTCGGCGACCGCACCGAGATTGTAGAGCGCGATCCAGAGGGCCTGCGCCTTGCGGCCGTACGGACCCGGAAGGCCCTTTCCAGACGGCTTCGAAGCGGCCTTGAAGCCCATTCGGGAGAGCTCGTCGACGACGGCCTTGCACTCGGCGACCGACAGCCCCTTCGCGGAGCGCTTGCCGATCGCCCGCTGCAGGGCGTCGCGGTACGTGTCCTCGTCGAGACCGAGCTCGCGCCTGGCAACATGGATCATGCGGATGGAGGTCACCTGGAAGCCTCCGTTTCGATCAGGATCGCGCCTTCTTGCAGGGCCTTTCGGACAGCGGGATCGAGGTAATAGCCGCGGCCCCAAAGGGTGCGGATTTCGATGCCAAACGGCAGGAGCTTCCGGCGCATCTTGTGGACGAAGACGTCGATGATCTTTTCGCCCGGCTGATCGTCGGGCCGGTGTGCATACAGCGCTGCGGCGATAGCCGGCTTGCTGGCGACCTCGCGGGTGACAAGCACGCCCGCGACCTTCGCTTCCGCCGGCGACAGGCCCCATTCGACCGGCGGCAGCCAGGCTTCACCGAACAGGATCTGCTCCAGCTCGGCGATGCGCTCGCGAAGCAGGTCGTTCTCCGCATTGACCACCTCAAGACGCTGCACGTGATCCACGTCTCCGCCTCCGCGTCTTGCGGCCGATCGCGACGGCCAGGCCGCGCCACTGCGGCAGCTTGTGCTGCGCGGCGAACGCCTTTCCCTCTCGGCTCAGGTCATGGAAGCTCGCCCGAAGGGTGGTCGTGATGTCTTCCGGCTCGTACTCACCGCTGAACTCGTCGGCGAAGAGCAGGCTTTCGACGGCGAGCATGGCGGCCTGGGAGACCGGCGCGAGCTTGGCGTTGGCGCAGACCTCCAGGACCTTGCGCAGGCCGATCCGGTACCGCCGGTTCATGATCCCGTGCATGGTCTTGACGGCGACGGTCTCACCCGGCGCAAACGACGTGCTGGCGGCCGGGTTCTTGAGCACCCGGACACCGACCTGTTCGCAGACCAACGAGATGGTGACGGCGTCCTCGTCACCCGCTTCAATCAGCGCATAGTGCAGTTGGGTCGGGGTCGCCGTGATCCGGTCGCGGTTGTGCTTGACGAAGGCAATCGCCCGGTCGGCCATTTCGGTGGCGGCGACCACCATGACAGGGATCTGCTCGATCTGAGGATGAGTGGCCGCGGCGATCGCCGTGTGCTGTCCGTCGACGACGTGCAGCTCGTCGTTGACCTGGACCACGACCGGCGGCTTGAAGGCGCGCCAATCCCAGCCCTCGACGATCTTGCGGATGAGACGCAGCGACCGCTCCGACAGGTTCCGCTGGTAGCGCTCGTCGATCACAAGCGTCTCCGGCCGGACCTCCATCATCGTCGGAGGCGTGGTGTCGGGCACGCAGGGCTGGGCATCGGGGAGCCGGAGGGCACGGACTTTTCGGAGGGTCGAGGCGGCGTCCATCACACCAGCCCCTTCTCGACGGCGAGGCGCTCGGACAGCCAGAGCCGGACCGTGCCGTCTTCGGCCGCCGGCGAATGCTCCACGTGCGCAAGGAAGAGCTCGACGTTGCCGCTCCGGCCTTCGACCAGGATGGAGCGTTCGCGAGTGGCGATGAGCGAGACCCGGAGCTCGATGTCGCGATCGACGGGCGCCCGGCGGAACGTGGAAGCGATCATTGTGCCGCCTCCTGTTCTGCCTGCGCGATCTTTCGGCGCGCGGCACGGAGCCAGCTCTTCCTGGCGTCGTCGTAGCTCATCGTGCTGGTGCCGGTGATCCCGGCGAGCCGCATCACGTGGGCGCCGGAGCTGAAATTGAGGCGCGCGCCGTGCAGCTCGACCAGGACCTCTGCCTTGGCCCCTTCGACTACCGGGATCCAACCGCGAAGCGAGGCAATCTTGTCGGTCCCCATCTCCGCCTCCCTCAGGCCGACGCGAGGTCGATCGGCACGGCCTCCCAGCGGCCGCGGGGATCGTCGCGCACGTAGAACCGGACGTAAGTGGAAGAGCCGACGATGCGGATCGACTCCGTCAGCGCCTCCATGGCGCGCTTCCAGCGCTCGTCCTCGATTTCGAGCCGGCGCAGCTGGAACAGAGCCGACCGGTTGATCCGCCCTTCCTTGTCGACCTGGAACGCGTGGTTCACGAGCGCGCGGAGTTCATCGCTTGCGCCGTCGGCCCACTTGTCGATGCACTCGTCGACAAGCTCCTTCGCCGCCTGGAGCTCGGGCCCGAAGGTCAGTTGGTCCTGGACCTGGACGATCACCTTCATGGTGCCGTCGTAGCTGGTGAGGGTGACGTTGCCTTTCGCGCCACCGCGGGAAGCCCCGTACTTCTCCGAGATCAGCTCCTGGAAGCTGGCGATGTCGTCGAAGCAGTGGCCCCGGAAGCGCCGGAGCTCGTCGCGCAACGTTGTTGCGAAGCCCATCATCTTGCGGACCGTCTGGTCCTGCAGCTTGTCCTGCGGCCGCACGTTGGCGAGCGGTACCAGGGCGCCCTTGGCATCCGGCATGTAGGAGCGGCCGTCGAGGTTGATCGTGCCGTCACTGACGGGCGGGAGCGCAGTGTCGTGTTCAGCGTCCATCGGAGGACTCCTCGGTTGCGTGGTCGGTTTCGAAGGTGCGCAGGTGCGCGATCAGCGCGCGGTAAGCCGCCTTCTGGTCGGCGCGCGCGGTGGCCTGATCGTCGGGAGTGGTCGACATGGCGAGCCGGCGCGTGGCGGCGACCAGCCAGTTGCCGGCTTCGATCAGGCCGGTGACCTGTCCCTCGGTCCGATCGGCCAGGTGGGCGCGGGCCAGACGCATGATCTCGACGCTCGACACGGCCGTCGGACCCTTCGCGACGATGCGCAAGGCGGTCTCGTCCAGGCTGGGATCATCAATGCCCAGGATCGAGAGCCGAGCGAAGCACTGCTCCGCCGCAAGCGCGGCGTGGCGCAGCGTCTCCACCGTCGTCCGGAAGTCTGGCTCGGCTTCAATGCGCCGGTCCACCTTCTGGACGCCATGCCTGACCGTCGTTTCTTCCTTTCCCAGCAGCCGCCCGACACTGGTTGACGGAAGATCGGTCAGCTTCATCGCGAGCCACATCGCGACGTGACGCGCTTCCGAGGTGAGCGCCGGGCGGCGCGAGGACAGGACTTCGGTTTCGGAGACGCCGTAGTGTTCGCAGACCACCTTGATGATGGTGCGGACCTGGACCCGCTGATGAGGGATGAGCGCGTTCATGCCGCCCCTCCCGGTTCCGTCGGCCGATGCGCGCTCCGCTGACCGCGCGGGACCAGTCGGACCACCTTGCCGGCCTGCTCAAGCTCCGGGTCGATGGCGGGAGCATCGTCCGCCTCCGCGGCCAGCGTGGCCGGGTCGACGTCCTGGAAGCGGACGGCCTGGGTCTCCAGCTTGCGCGCTTCGCGGACGGCGCGCTCCAGAAAGCGGCTCATCTGTTCGGCGCCCGGCGGGAGGATCTCGATCTCGCCCTGCCGGGCCGACTCCCAGAGCTCCCGGAAGATCTGCAGCTCGTCACTCAGCATTGCGGCCTCCTTTGAGGTGCGAATGGACGCAACCCGACCGGCAGGCCCGGTAGAGCTTCAGGCTGGTGGAGTTGGCGACCCCGCGCGGCTTGCGCTGCTCGCTCTCGCAGCGGTTGCGGGCGATCTCGCCGAGGACTGGGCATTCGACCGTCGCCCCCATGAGCGCGCCGTTGGCGATCCGCTCGACGCGGGAGAGGTCTCCGCTGTAAGTCGCGGAGATGACCTGGCTGATCGTCGAGGCGGAGTAGTCGAGCCGCTTGGCGGTTTGCTTGAGGCTGGTCCGGTTCGCCTCTTCGGCGATCGCGAGCACCCAGGCGGGAGGCTCGCCCCAGGCCTCGCTGGCGCGGACGAGGAAGTCGGGCCGCTCGATCATGGCCGATCCTCCTCGGCGACGGTCTCGCCCATGATCGCGCCGCGGTTCGGGTCCCAGACGAGCTTGGTGCGCATGATCCGCGGCGCCTCGGGGCCGGTGTTCATGGTCCGCTTCAGCGCATAGCGACGCGGCACTCCCGGATTGCCGGGATCGATCACACGCAGGTAGCCGGCCGCGTCGAGGCGCTGCAGATAGGCCTTCGCGGAGTTGGCCGAGACACTCACGTCTTCGGTCGTTGCTGCGACCATGAGCTCCCGATAATCGACCGCCTTCAGGGCACGGATCGCGGCCCACATCTGGGCAACGCCCAGACCGCCACTCGTCGGATGGCCGTCCCGCCGCAGGATCGGCGTCTTCGCGGGTCGGGCCTTGAGCCGGTGCACATGGAGCCCGCCGCGCACGCCCGCCTTCTCGGCAAGGCCTGCTTTGACGAGGCGTCGGATGAAGTCTTCCACCGAGGATTGCCAGGCATCGCGGGAGCGGTCGAAGACATCGTTCACCGACCATGGGCCGGCCTTGTCGAGCTCCCGGATCACGCGCCAGAAGTGCGCGTGCCCGGTCTTCAGCGGCTCCCCCTCGACGGTCAGCTTCAGGCGCATGAGGACTGACATCACGCCCTCCCGCGCCGCGGGGTCGTGGAGGTGTACCAGCCGCCGGACCGGCTCTCGAACTCGGCCAGGTCGAGGTTGGTTTTGCCCTGATTGTTGGCGACTTCGGCAATCCGCGAGAGGTTGACGACGATGCGCCGTGCCCGCCCTTCGGAGTGGGCGCGGACGGCGCCGATCAGATCCTCGGAAAGCTCGATGCCGTCGCAGAACATGCGGGCCAGCTCCCGCGTGTCCTCCTCGTCGCAGGGCTGGGCGAACTCCCAGCGCAGCACGCGGTTATGGATCCGCTCCCACTTGGCGAGCTTCTGCGGCAGCTGCTCCTCACCGATCAGGATCGTCGGCACGCCGGAGGCGTCGTGCAGCTCGCGGACGATCTCGATGTGGTTCTTGTCGACGAGCTTGTCGGCTTCGTCGATCAGGAGGGGCCGGTTGGGATCGTCTTCGAGCGCCATCGCCGCCTGCTCGACCAGGTCGGAGATCGTGCCCTTCGGCTCCTGGCCGAGTTCGTTGAGAAGCCGGGTCAGGAAGGTCTTCTTCGTCCAGCTCTCGCCGACCTCGATCCGGATCGCGCCCGTCTTGTTCTGGGTGTAGACCGACGCATAGGTCTTCCCCATCCCGGACCAGCCGGAGAAAACCCCGATCCCCGGCAGATGGTGCGGACGCTGGATGAGCGTCGTCGCCAGGAAGTGCAACGAGGAGACGTTGTTCAGGACCGCCAGTGTTTGCTTGACCGGAGGTGTCATCATCTGCATGTTCAGCTCTCCAAAATGAAACCTCAGGGCGCTTCGGCGCCCTTTTTCTTTGGTTGCTAGCCCGCAGTTCCGATCCTGCGGTCTGCCTCGGTGATGCCGATGGAGTGGTACTCGGCGCTGCGCTGGTAGATCGCGAGCCACTTCCGGTCCTGGTCGGGCACCGGCGCGCCTGCCTCCACCTGCGCCTCAAGCGCCTTGGCCTTGGCGAAGCGCTCGCGCTTTTCGCGCATGGTGTCGCCGCCGCGCCCGGTGGGCAGCCGGAGCACCCGCGCCGGACCGGTCGAGTCCTCCCGCTTCAACTGCTCGCGACGTTCCTTCACCTTCGGGTCGACCGGAGCCTCGGTTCGGCCGGCCGCCGCCGCAGCCTCGATGGCCGGGGTCGTGTGCGGTTCGGAGGCTTGCGGGAAGGCGATGAGATCGGCAGTGCCGCGACCCTGGAACTGGCTTTCCACGATGGTCCGGGGCGTGATCGCCAGCGTCTCGCGGCGGACGTCCTTCAGCCGGCCCTCGTGATAGGCCTTGCGCTCTGCCATCAGGCGGGCGTGCATCTCTGCGGGATCCACGCCCGCCAGTTCGGGCGCGATCGCCTCTCCGAGCCAGGTCTCGCCATCCTCGGAGAACACGATCAGGCGGCCGAGGTCGGCGGGATCATGCCGGCAGAACACGCGCGTGCCGGGCATGGCGGCCGATGTCCAGTAGTGCTCGCCGCCGACGCGGATGCCCTTCTTGGTCACGGTCCGGTAGCCGTCGGAGCCGGCGATCGGCGCGAGCAGGAGCGCAAGGGCTGCTTCGTTCTGGATGCGCCGGACGGGGCCGGTGTAGGCGGCGGCCACTTCGAAGGGCGTGCGGCGCTTCAGGCCCTCATGCGGGGCGTGGGCGTAGATCTCGCGGGTCCAGCGATCGGCATAGTCTTGCAGCTCCGCCGGCGTCAGATCGACGTCGAAAAGGTGCTTGTCGTCGAGCCCGAGCCGCTTCGAGAAGGCCTTGCGGTTCTCGATCACCTTCCGGTCGGCGACCGAATGGCCGATGAAGCCTGGCAGGGTACGGACCAGGTCGCGCTGGAAGGTGCCGATCGCGCGCTCGACGGTGCCCTTCTGCTGGGGCTGGTAGGGGTCGCAGGCCTCGTGCTCGATGCCGAGCGTATCAATGAGGCGCCGGGTCGAGTGCGCGACGAAGTCGGAGCCGTTGTCCGACTTGATCCGCTCCGGCACGCCCCACTCGACGAGGCACTTGCGCAGGAGGAGACCGACCGCGGCCGCCTTCGGCGTGTCGGAGACCAGCACCACCATGCGGCGCGAATAGATGTCGATCGCCACGTAGACCGAGTGGCGGCCCGCCGTGGTCATCAGGTCGGCCGGCGAGGCGTCGATCTCCCAGCACTCATTCAGGCGCGCCGCGCGGGTCGTTCCCGAGGCGCTGGGCCGCATCGTCGACTTGTAGCGGTCCGGATCCGTCAGGAGCAGGAGATCGGCCTTGTAGGTCTCTTTCCACGCCGAGATCGTGGCCTGGAAGGTGCGCAGCGGCGGCAACGCGACGGTGCGGGCGCCTGAGCGGCTCTCGACGGTGACGGTGTCGCCGACCTGGGCACGGATGAAGGCGCGCAGGTGCTTCGCGGTGAGCAGCGGATTCTTGGCTATCGCCGCCAGGATGAGGGTTCGCACCTGGCCGCCGTTGGCGCGGTCGAGCACGCCGGTTCCCTTGCGGCTGCCGCGCGGATCGACGGCAGGCCCACCTGCCTTCAGGTCTGAGCGCCAGCGCGCGAGCGTCCGGGCGCTGACAGTCTCTGCCTCTTCGCGGATCCAGTCCGACACTTCGACTGACCCGGAATTGTAGAGGTCGGCGAAGAGGTGGTCGGCGGCCGCGGTGCCGAGATCCGTCGACCGGGCGTACCGATCGGCGACGTTGAGGAGCGCCTGCCGCGCATCCAGCGTCTTGCGGCCATGGGAAAGCGGATCGTCCCGCTCGGGCGAGACGGGAACGAGGTCGGCAGGGTTCACGCTGAGCGCCGAGCCGGCATAAGCGAGACGGGCGGCGAGCGGCAGAAGGTCGATGTGATACTCGGTGATGGTGCCGCCGCGATCGCGCCGGGTGCGGACCTGGGCGTGATGCCGGTCCCAACCTTCCCGGTCGATCATCATGCCGACGCCTCGTTTCGTTGTCGGCAGGCCCGGCAGCGAACCGGCTGCGGCGAGGTCGGCGATCTCCTGCGGGGTGAGCCAGACCTTCATCGCCGCCCCTCCCGCTTGTCGGCAGGCGCGCGGCATGGCTCGATGGTTACGGTCAGGCGAAGGAGGGACGAGGTGTGACGAACACCGACAGGATGATCTTGCTCCGCCAGGGAGCGCTGCATTTCACCTATCGGAAGATCGCGGAGACACTGGCCAACCAGCTTTATCAGCGAGAGGGCGAACCGGCAGCGCTCGAAGACGTCCATCGCGCGATGTCGGATTGGGTGGAAGCGTTCCACGGTGAGGGGTTTACCGATGCCCAGCTCGCGATCCTCATTGATGCGATGATGACCGAGGTCGATGCTTTCTTCGAGGGCGTTCGGTCCGGCAAACGTCAGGGATAGGTTTCCGGCGTCCTCGATTACGATGGAGGTGCCGTCTGGATGAAACAGGCCCATCATCGGCGCGACCCCTTCCAGCGCGCTTCGAGCGCGGCTTCCCGATCCTCGATCTCGCGGCGACGCTCGCGGATGAAGTGCAACTCAATCAGGTCGCGGTATTGGGCCGGCACGACCACGTAGCCGAACTCCTCTGCGAGCCAGCCCAGGAGGTCGACGCTTCCCGTTGCGTGGATGAGAGCGATGAAGCGGTCGAGCGGGATCCGGTGCCCTTCCTTCGCCTCGCTGGTGTAGGCATCGATCGTTGCCACCGAGATCGTCCGGCCAAGCTGGCGAGACATCTCTTCGGCGATGGCGGGGCGGGTCTTCCCGCTCTCGCGGATGGCCCTGGCGAGCGCCTTGGCGATCTTGGCGTCGAGGCTCGCGGCGCGGATTTCGTCCTCGAAGCCGACCGCCACCTTCGGCGGCTGCCAGTCCAGCAGGTCGAGCGTCCGAGTGTCGCCGCGAGCGCGTGCCATCAGATCAGGCCCTCCTCGCGGAGCGCGGCGATGAGCGTTGCCTGATGCTGGCGGACGAAGTCGCGCTGCTGATCCTTCTTCAGACGCGTGAAGCCGGTCAGAGCCCGCTTCAAAGCCAGTTCATCGGTCTTTGGGGGGCGGCGCCCTTCGGCGAGCATCACGGCGTCGGCGACGGTGTCGGCGCCGGCCGGATCGGACAGAAGCAGATCCAGGACCTTCTTCTGCATCGCGGCGTCGAGGGTGGACAACGTCTGCAGGCTTGCCTGATGGTCGGCGAGCCAGGTGCCCGGCAGGCGGTTGCGGCTGTCGGTGGAAAGGCCATTCCAGATGGCGACGGCCATCCGCAAGGAGCGGTCGGAGAGGCCTACTTTGTCGGCGATCTCCGATCGAATGGCAAAAATTGCCACTTGATTTTCGTCTTTGCGCTTAGTGGCTTGGCTCTTGCGATCGCCGCCGTGCCGGATTTCCGGGTGGAGTTCTTCATAGACGGCGATCAGCTCGGCGAGGTTCGCGGCCCGATCGAGCTTGTTCAGCTCGTTGCGGGCCACGTTCTCCAGGATCTCCTGGAGCCGGCGCTCCTGATCCTTGATCCAGCCGGCCTGGGTGACCCGGGCGTCGATCGTGTCCCAGCCGAGCGCCTTCACTGCGTCGAGACGATGGGCGCCCGCCAAAAGCGAATATCGGCCGCTGTTCTCGTGAACAACGGAGATCGGATGAAGAACACCCTGTTCGTTAATGAGAACAGAAAGAGCCTCGACCCATGCCGGATCGGTCTGCCGGAGCCGCGCGCCGACGTCGATCGACGCGACCGGGATCTGCTCGTAGGTGGCGCGGGGGCCCCTCATCGCCGGCCTCCCGAGCGATGATCACGGGTAGCCCCGCCGCCCCACCACTTTCGCAGGTGGCACGCTTGCCTCACACTCGTCGTGCCAACAACCGAACGTGAGGGAGAGCGATGGCAATTGGAATTAATGAAGGCATTGGTGTCTTCAATGGCATGGTCTCCGCCGCGAAGGCGGTCAGGGATGGCGTCCGGAAGATTTCCGGAGACATCGACCAGGAGATGCGGAACGCTCTCAATACCCAGATTGGCGACCTGATCGACGCGATGCAGGACATGCGGGAGCGTTACACGGCGATGTTCAACCGCCTCTGCGAAATTGAAGAAGAAAACCGCCAACTTCGAGATTTCCAGATCGATGTCGAGAACTACGTCCTTGATGAAATCGGACCGCAGTCGTTTGCGTACTCGCGCAAGACGGATAGTCTGGCGAATGAGGCAAAGCCCCACCTTTGCGCTCATTGCTTCGATCGCAAGGTGAAGTCGATACTTCAGTTTGAAAGCCACAAGGCGCAGACGGATGTTCTGAAGTGCAACGCTTGCGGCAGCACGGTTCACAAAACAGCGAATCGCGAAAGCTACGCCTACACGCCAGCTCCCCTCCGTCGCGCCCTCGACTGACCAACACTTCTTCTGGACGTCGGCCAACTTCATCGAACCGCGACCTCGATCACGGCCTGCGCCGCCGGTGCCAGCGCGAGGGCGATCGCCAGCGCGAGTCCCGACCCGACGATCAGCGTGGCGAACGGTGAGGCCGCGCGCCGCGGGGTGAGATTGTCAGTCGACTTCCGGATGGCAGACAGGTTCAGCCTCATGCGGCCCGCCTCTTGTCTGTGGCCACGGCGGCTTTCGGACTCGCCGAACCGGCCTTGGTGGGGGTAGGCTCCCCTTGCGACGATGACGGATAGCGATCGGGCCACAGGGTCGCCGGGGAGATGCCGAGAAAATCGGCGATCGCCTGCTCTCCGGCCCGGTGGCCACGGCTGAGCGCCATGCAGCACGCGGACGCTTCGAGATCTGCGGCCTTGGCGAGCTTTCGCAAGCTCGTCCCGCGCCGGTGGATCTCGGCAACGATCGCGTGCCGGTCCATGGGCGTTTCAGTTTCCGTCATCCTCGTCTCCGGAGCGCCGGCCTGGCAGGGCCGGCTTTTTCGGGGGAGCAAATCAGCATGATGACGATGTTGCACCAAAGTGTGCAAACGAGCAAGGCAGAAGTGTTCAATATCGGCGGTAGCAATGACTTCTGTGCAGACCCGCCTTCAATCCTGAGGCGGTTCACTCGATGAGCGGCGCTGAAGACCCATATCAGCTGGGCCTCTCAGCGCGCCTTCGCCGATGTGTGGAGTTGGTGGGAAGCGGAAACGAGCTGGCCCGAAGGGCTGGCCTCTCAAGGGGAGTGCTAGAGCGTTATCTGACCGGCAGGAATGAAGTTAAGGCACAGCGCTTGGTCACTATTGCGCAAGCAGCCGGTGTATCCGTCGAATGGTTGGCCACTGGCGATGGAGCCATGATCTCCGAGGAAACCCAGCCGGCTCCCGCCCTGGGTTCAACGGTCGATCCCGCCTGGATGAAGGTGGTTTCGAAGACGGTTCGCGCAGCACATGAGGCCGAAGGAGTGTCGCTCCCGGTCGAGGCGCTGATCGAGGAAACCGCTGCCGCGCACAACGAGCTTCTCGCCCGGGCTGAGGATCCGCTGGATCGCGATGAGCTCGAATCGCTCCTGCCCTGGCTGGAGGCCCGGCTTCGCAAGCGTCTAAAAGCGGCACGCACGGAGCCAGGCACCGGTAAACGCTCGGCTTGATGTTGGTCCACTCCGCAACCTGATGCTGCAGAGGGGGCCGCACAACCTGCAAGATGCAGTGGGAGGTTGTGGTTAATCCTGCGGCTGACGGCCGCTTCAACCAGGTGATCGCGAGTTCCCACTTTCGATTTTTCTAATATACGGATTGCGCCCCGCTTTTCCCCGTTTCTTCAATGATTTAGCTAAAGTGGGAACCGCCCGCCGCCATATGTGCGCCAGTTCCCACTTTCTTCAGGCTGGATTGTTTGATTTCAACGACTTAGCGCGGCGCTCGATTTGCGCGCCCGGCCGTCCTGAATGGCCTGCGCAAGTTTGGTTGGCACTCTTGACCACCTGGACGGTCAATTGCCGCCGCGCGTCGATCCCGGTTATGCCATTGAGATCATGTCGGTTTTCGCGTGATCCCGCCTAATCCCGGAAAATCCCGCCTAACCCCCGCCTATGCCAACCGAAGTTGCGCGTTACACCTATCCGCGCCTTCTGAGCGGCGTCGCCCAGCTCCTGCGTTTCAGCACGAGAGTGGCGCTCCAGATTGGTCTCCACATCGTGTTTCGACCAGCCAAACCGGACGCGATCTCCGGATCTCTGGCGGTACGAGGCGATGAACGCCGGGATTCTGGCCGATTCAGCCGCTTGCGCCGCGCCAACGCTTTGCGGCGCGCTGATAGTTCGAGGGATCGGCATAGCCGAGGGTCATCGCGATCTCGGCGACACGCATCGTGTCGCGGGTTGCCAGTTCCGCCGCCTTGGCCCGCCTGACGCTGGCCAGCACTTCCCGGAACGTTGTCGCTTCCTCCGACAGCCGGCGCTGCAGGGTGCGCACCGGAAGATCCAGCCGGCTGGCGACGGCCTCGATGTCGGCGCGCCGCTCCAGCAGCGACAGGCTGATCAGGTCGCCGACGACCGTGGTGAAGCAGGGTGTGCGGCCGCGCATGGCGGCGCTGACGTCGCGGAGCGTCAGGGCGCAGTCGCCGTCGGCGAACGGCCGGGGCCGATCGAGGTCGGCTTCGGCGAGCGGCAGGCCGATGCCCGCGCCGGAGAATCGCCAGCCGGTCCCCATCTGGTCCTCCCGCAGCACCGAGTAGGGATCGCGGTCGTGGGGAACCTCGATAAAGGCAGGTAGCCAGTCCGGGCCGAGATAGCGTTGCGCAACCTTGACCATGGTCGGGACGATGTGGTCGGCGTGCTGGGCCGCGTCCAGGCCGGGAAAGGGGGGCGGAATGTACCGCCACATCACGACGTCCCCGGCGCTGCTGAGACCGACGGAGGGGCCGGACTGGTGCAGGGCCATGGTCCGGGTCAACCGGGCAATCGCGGCGCGCAGGGTCGGGGCCTCAAGGCCGTACCGCATCCAGAGGCCGTAGTCCTCCGGCTCCATGTCGAGCCCGACGCGAAGCCCGAACAGGGGATCACCGGCAACCTCGGTCGCCTCGGCGAAGAGGCGGACCAGCGCCGCCATGGGAAGCCGGGTCTCCCGCCTCTCGACGAGGCCGAGCGGCAGCCCGGCGTTCCTGAAGACCTGGGCAACGGCAGCGCGGCCGCGCAGCTCGGTCAGGAGCTGCGGCAGGGTCCCCATGCCTGTTGCGGAGGTCATCGGTGGCGCAGCCTGTCCCATCACTCTCCCCTGAGTGGCGCAAAATGACCGGTAACTCTACTTTTGTTTGTCATTCCCGTGGGTCAAACTCAATGAGCT